TATCGATAAGAAAAAAGAGAAGTTAGTTTGTCATTTGAAATTTACAATGGATGATAATTTATCTCTTTCTGAGAAAGTAAAAGCCCGCTTTAAACGTATGTTTAGTGGCGTGTTTTATCAGCGATATATATTGGGTCTTTGGGTAATGGCAGAGGGCTTAATATACAGTATGTTTGATGAAGATGAGCATGTTGTACCATCGCATCCGAGAAAATATGAACAATATTATATCTCCTGCGATTACGGTACGCAAAACCCAATGGCGTTTGGTTTATGGGGGCTATGTGATGGTATTTGGTACAAAGTGAAGGAGTACCATCATGACGCTCGTAAGAAGAATTTACAGAAGTCAGATGAACAATATTATGATGATTTAGTTGAGTTTGCAAACGATCTAACCAAGCGTATTATCGTAGACCCCTCGGCAAGCTCATTTATTATTTTACTGAAGCAAAAAGGTTGGAAAGTGAAGAAAGCGAAGAACGATGTATTAGATGGGATACGAAATGTAGCTACTTCATTAACAACCGAATTAATTAAAATCTGCGATTGTTGTAAAGAAACATTGCGAGAGTTCTCTTCTTATGTGTGGGATAAGAAAGCGATGGAACGCGGTGAAGATAAACCAGTTAAGCAAAATGACCACCAAATGGATAGTGACCGTTACTTTGTGAATACAATTCTATTCGGTAATGTGAAAGCGAAAGCAGTACCATCTCTATATTAAAGTGAGGTGAGATAATGAGAAGGTCAACTATTAGAATGTCGGTTAACAATCCAACCAGCGATGTAATTAGGGAAATAATTAAACTACATTCCACTTCCAAAAATACTACTTTAAGTCTGTACAATCGTTATGACCAAGACGGGTTGGAAATACAAAAACGTTCTATGCCGGACCCGAAGAAGCCGAACAATAAGTTGCCGCATGATTATCGAGGGTACATTATTAATCAATCAGTTGGTTATTTGTTTGGTAAGCCGATTTCGTATCAAATCGATAAGGTGAAGTATGACGAGCAAAAGCATCAAACGTTTGCTAGGCACCTTGCCGAGTTTAATACACTTAATGTTATGGATGATTTAGACAGTGAGTTAGGGAAATTAACCAGTATTTGTGGCTATGCTGCAAGGCTTCTATACGTTGATACAAACGGCACCGAGAGAGTTATGAATCTAAACCCTTGGGAAGTTGTGTTTATCCAAGATAAGAATGAAATTAGTCATGCTATTCGTTACTATAAGGTTCCTATCGTAGTAGGTAATGAACAAAAGGAACGTACGAAAGTAGAGTGGTATGATTCCACAAATATTTACTTTTTCGTTGAGAATGAGGATGGTAAATTTGTTGCAGATCAAGAAGATAATAAAATTGTAAAACCACATATGTTTGATTATGTTCCAGTAATCCTTTTCCAAAATAATAACGAAGAAAAGGGTGACTTTGAAAAGGTAGAAGCTTTAATTGATGCGTACGACAAAAATCGTAGTGATTCAGTCAATGAGGTAGAAACATTTGCTAATGCATATATGAAATTTAAGGGTACATCGATTGACAAAGAAGTAATCGATAATGCAAAGCAAACAGGGGCTTTTGAAGTTCCGGAAGAGGGTGATGTGGATTTTATCACCAAAAACATCAATGATACTTTTGTAGAAAATAACCGAAAGAACTTAAACGAGGACATACACAAGTTCTCTGCATCTGTTGATATGGTGGATGAGAAATTTTCCGGTGCTGCACAAACAGGAGAAAGTCGTAAGTGGAAACTTATTGAACTTGAGAACAAAGCTGGAACAAAAGCTCGTAAGTTTGGTAAGGGGCTTCGCGAACAGTTTAAAGTGCTTTGTAGTGCATGGACAAAGAAAGAGATTCATATCAACTACCTAGATGTCTTCTGGGAGTTTAAGAGGAACCTTCCAATTGATCTCTTATATGTTGCTGATTTCGCGTCAAAATTAAAAGGTATTCATAGCGACAGAACAGTTTTAGAGCAAATACCTTATATCGATGATGTGGACTACGAATTGCAACTGATGGAAGAGGAAAAAGAGGGAGCAATTGATTTAGATAATTTACCACCGGATGATGAAGATGAAGAAATTGAGTAGGTGATTGCAAATGAATCTGTTTGACATCTTCAAACTGATTAATCGCCGTATTGGTCAATTAATTAAAAAGGCAGAGCGGGCTATCGCTCGTCAATATGCGAAAACATTAGTTGAGATTAGAAAGCTGATGGCAGAGCAATATGAGAAGTATGAGCAGAACGGAGAGTTAACACTTGAAGAAATGCTCAAATATGATCGGCTGAAAAAGCTGAACAAACGGATTAACTGGATTATGGGAGTTAATCATAACGAAGTCAGTAAACAAATGACTAAAGTGTTAGGAGAAGTATATAAAGATGGATACTACCTAACAGCATGGGGCGTGGAAACAACTACACGTACCAAACTAGGATATGCATCCGTGAGACCAGAGTCACTTACTGCAATGCTACAGAATCCAGTAGCAGGATTGACATTGAAAGCTCGTTTAGAAAAGAACAGGGCAGATATTATTCATAAGATTCAGCAGGAAGTCACACAAGGCTTACAGGAGAATGAGACATATGCTATTATGGCAAAACGCTTAAAGGATTCATTAGAAGGCGATGTTGTCAAAGCTACTCGTATTGTTCGTTCAGAAGGACATCGGGTACAGGAAAGCGCAAAGCACGATGCAGCTGACCACGCTACTAAAAATGGCGTAATCATGGGGAAACAATGGAACTCGTTAGAAGATGAGCGTGTAAGACCGAGTAGAGGTAAAATATCCATTGCGAACCATAGAAAGTTAAACAATAAAATCATTGAGATGCATGAATTGTTTGATGATGGACTGAGCAAAGGACCTGCTCCAGGATTATTACCTGCTGCTGGTTCATCGATTAATTGCCGTTGTTTCGTTACTTATACGGTTATGCGAATCGAAAGACCGCAACATAAGGAACTGGAAAACATGGCATTTAAAGAGTGGGAGAAAGAAAGGTTAGCATCTTAATAACCAATGAGTAGTAACACGTACTTAAATGAGTAGGTGTTTTTTTATTGTCCATTTGTCCTAAGTATGACGGTAAACTGCTAAAAACATTGAACTTCAATAGGGACTGAATAGGTAACTATGAAGGGCAAGGAGGATATTACGAAATGAAATTATCATCACATAAAAAAATGTATCGACCAGTTTTAAGATTAGGGAACATGCAGTATTTTAGTGACCCTATTCCAGACCCAGTACCAAATCCTGATCCGGTACCAAATCCGAACCAAGAGCCATTACAAATTACGTTGGAAGCAGTTCAGTCGTTTGTAAATGATGATGAGAGCGGAAAAAAATGGTTGCAGTCACTTACGGATACAAGGGTAACGGATGCTCTTAAAACATACGAAACCAAAACACTTCCAAAAAAGATTGAAGATGAAATTGCAAAACGATTCCCTGCTGAAACTGAAGATCAAAAACAATTACGTACTCTGCAACAACAGTTTGAACGATTAGAAGCAGAAAAGCAGAAAGAGACTCTTAAAAATAAAGCATTATCTATCGCTACCGAAAAGGGGTTACCTACAAAGTTAGTTGACTACTTTATTGGGAGTGATGAAGAAGCGACAGTTCAAGGTCTTGGTACGCTTGAGGAAGTATTCTCATTAGCTGTTCAGCAAGCTGTTGAAGAAAAGTTTAAACAAAGTGGACGTGATCCGAAGCCACCGGGAGACCCAGGGAAACCATTAACAAAAGAAGCTATTGAAAAAATGACTCCTGATGAAATTAATGCGAATTGGGAGCAGATTGAAAATTACTTAAAAGGACAATAGGAGGCGTTAAGATATGGCAATTAATAATTTTATCCCAACAATTTGGAGTGCGCGTTTACTTCAAAATTTACAAAAGACACTAGTATTTGGGCAACCAGGAGTTGTTAATCGAGATTATGAAGGTGAGATTAAAGCTGCTGGTGATACAGTGAAAATCAATAACATTGGTAAAGTAACAGTGGGTAACTATACGAAGAACGGGAATATGAGTGATCCAGAAACATTAACAGACGCTACTCGTAGTCTTATTATCGATCAATCTAAATTTTTCAACTTCCAAATTGATGATGTTGATAAAATCCAGCAAAACCCTAAGTTAATGGACGAAGCAATGAGAGAAGCTGCTTACGCTTTACGAAATCAGGCAGATCAGTTTATTGCATCTCATTATGTAGACGCTGCTCATGTAATCGGTAATGATACTACACCTGTTGTTCCAACGAAAAACGATGCGTATGAATACCTGGTAGATTTATCAGTGAAATTAGATGAAGCGGATGTGCCAGAACAAGGGCGATGGGTTGTTCTACCACCTTGGTATGAAGGCATGATGCTAAAGGATGACCGTTTTGTAAAAGCAGGGAACTTACCTTCTGATCAGCGTTTATTAAATGGTGTAATCGGACAAGCTGCTGGTTTCCTTGTATTAAAATCGAACAATACGCCAAAAGCGGGAGCTGGTGCAACTGAGAACTCAAAAATTATTGCTGGGCATAATATCGCTTGGTCATATGCAGAGCAAGCAACTCAAGTTGAGGGGTACCGTCCTGAAAAACGATTTGCTGATGCGGTGAAAGGTCTTCACCTATACGGTGCGAAGGTAACGCGTCCAGAAGCGTTAGCAGTGTTAAGTGCAAAACGCGCATAAAAAATTACCGTAAGAGGGCTTATTTATAGCTCTCTTATTCTCTTTTTAGGAGTTGATATGATGTGGATTCAAAATAATAAGACTGGTCATGTTTGGTGTGTATCAGAGGAACATGGAAGTCAATTGTTAAAAAATGAAGACTTCATCCCGTTTGATGAACCACAAAGCGGTTTAAACGATTTAACAGTAGCAGAATTAAAAGAATTAGCAAAAGAACGAGGATTAAATAATTACAGCGGCTTAAAGCATAAAGAGTTAGTTGAGCTTTTAAGCGGTGAATAATTAAAGGGGGCGAAATGGTGGCATTAACAGATGAACAATATAGAGCCGGGGCGATTGCTCATATCAATGGTTTTTGTTCGCCACAATTTACAGATGGATCTTTACCTCCTGATGTTGAAATTGCTGTAGATATGATTGTGAAATCGATGAAAGAAAGTCAAAATGTTGCGAGCCAATCACTGGGTGATATGAGTAAAAGCTTTTTTGAGGGTGCAACATACAGGTCGGCTTTAAACTTTCTAAAACCATATCGGAAAGTTAGGTTTCGATAATGGGTGTAACTATTAGAAGTACCAATAACAGCAAGCGTTATAAAAGAGCGTTAGAAAAGCTAGGGAAAAAGGAAATAAAGGTTGGCATTTTTGGTGAGGACAATTACGAATACGGAAATAATGCAGATTTAGTTACTATTGCTGGAGTGCATGAGTTCGGTACAACGATTGTCCCTAAAAAGGCTCAATATCTAACTGTACCATTGGTTCCAGAAGCGAAAAACAAACGTGCTTCTGATTTTCCTGATCTTAAAGCAATTGGATTAGAAGACGGTAGTGGAGTATTAGCAAGAGTTAACGGTGATAAAATCGAACCTGTTTTTGCTTTACTGAAATCTGTCACTATACCAGAGCGCTCCTTTATCCGAACAGGATTTGATAATAACGTTGATAAAATTGGTGACAAAATTGATATGTTATTTACGGAAGTTATAGAGCTGAATATTGATCCGGATGTATTTACAGATATGATTGGTATGGAATTCGCTGGTATGATACAACGCCATGCGAGAACTGTATCAAGCCCGCCAAACGCTGTATCTACAAGAAATGTAAAAGGTTCATCCAATCCTCTACATGATACTGGCCGTATGATTGGGGCGATACGACATGAAGTAGAGTGAGGGATAAATAATGAGCAATAAAGCGTTTCAATTTGCTGATTTCGTAGAAGAATTCCAGGTGTCATTTATTGTCCATGTTGAAGCAACCAAAGGAGATTATGACGATGCAGGAAAATGGATACCGGATACAAAGGCGCAACCACAACACATGATAGGCATCATTCTTCCTCTTACAACCGATGAGTTGCAGAAGGAAGCAAATGGTACCTATACGAGAAAAGACCGCAAGATTTACACGTTAGCACCGTTAAAAATAGGGCAGAAGATTGAATATAAAAAGCAAAAGTATACCATCGATGCAAATAAAGATTATGAAGATTATGCAGATGTATATATGTACTATGCAAAGGGGGTAGACGGGTGAATGTAAAAGAATTACGAGCCGTTTTAATCCCTGCTATAAATAAACATTGTGCTGCTCCTATTATTATGGCCGATCAAATGGGTGAGAGACCGAAAGTGCCACATGCTACTTATAAATTAACCACGCCATACGGAAAAGCAGTTGGGCAAGCAGAAGAAACAGGTGTTGTTATCGATGGTAAGTATAAGTTACAGAGATTGAGTGATTACAAAACTACGATCTCATTCACTTCTTATGCGATGGATGATGACGATTCTGTTGCATTAGCACAGAAGATATATGACTGGTTCTCTTTTGCTGGAGTAGACGTACTACAAAGTATTGGTGTAGCAGTAGCCGATCAGACCGATGTAATTAACCGTGATGCATTTGTTATAGAGGATTATGAGCGCAGAAACGGTTTTGATGTCATTTTAAGAGTACCTCATCAGCAGTTAAAAGACGTTGAGTCGGTTGATGATGTTGAGATAACAGAAGGAGGAATTTCTCATGGGTAATCGTTACGTTAATGTAACTATCACGAGACAAACAAAAGCGGTGAGCCAACAAGGATTTGGTTTACCGCTTATTTTATCTACAGACAAGAAGCTGGACTACAAAGAATATACGGATATTTCTGGAATTGGTACGGATTACGGTACAAATTCAGCGACGTATAAAATGGCAACCGCTATTTTAGGGCAGAAACCAAGACCGGAGAAAATTGCTGTTCATGGTGTTGCCTATGTAGCAGCTACAGGTAATCCAACAGAATTAAGTGCTGCTTTAAATGACTTAGTTAAGAAGTACAATGACTTTTTCTACTTACATTGCTCACTTCAAACTGATCCAGTCATTACAGAATTATCGAAATGGATTAATACACAGGAGAAGTTTTATTTCGCATCGACAGTAAACAAAGCATTGGCGAAAACATTAAACTCACAAAACACTGTCATCATGGTTCATCCTGCTCCTGATACGTATCCAGCAGCGGCTTGGGTAGGTGTATGTGCTCCACAACAAGTTGGTTCATATACATGGACATTTAAAAACCTTACTGGTATTGCACCTGCTGATTATGACGATGCAGTTATTGGAGAAATCGAAACGAATAATGCATCTACTTACATTACTGAGGGTGGAGTGAACATTACCTCAAAAGGTGTTACAACAACAGGAGAATACATTGATATTCTGCAAGGGCAATATTACTTAAAAGCTCATATAACAGAAAACGTATTTGCATTATTAGCGCGATTACCAAAAGTGCCATTCACGGATGCTGGAATTGCGCTTGTTGTAGCTGAAATAGAAAAAGCGTTAAAAGCTTGTGTGAAGCAGGGAATCATCGCTATAGATGCAGGTAATAACCCGTTATATAGCATTGTTGCACCAAGTTATGCTGAAGTAAACACAACTGACCGCGAGAAACGTATTCTTCCTAGTTTGAAATGGAATGCAACGATTGCAGGTGCAATTGAGAATGTAGCTATTGTTGGTGAATTACAAATTTAATCCCTTAAAGGAGGTTTATAGATTATGGCAGAGTCTTATGATCCGAAGAAAGTAAGCGTCATTGTAGACGGACAATTTATGGTGGGTTTCATGGATGGTACATTTGTAAACTGCGAAAAAAATGAAGATAACTTTATTCCTCATGTTGGAGCGCATGGTGATGTAACGTTTGCAAAAAGCGCTGATAACACGGGGACGATTACTATTACATTGAAACATACTTCTTCTTCTTTACCATTTTTACGAAAGTTATCAAAAGAAGATCGTGACATTCCTGTTCAAGTTATCGATGCAAATAACAGTAAATTTAAAGCCGGTGGCAATGAAGCTCGTATTCTCAAAACACCAAGTACAGAATTTGGTTCAGAAGTAAGTGGTGTTGAAGTGCCGATTTATGTAGCTGATTATTCAGCGGAATAAAAATAGATAAATAGAGAGGGGCCTATAACATGGCAGAAAATAAGAAAACAAAAAAACACATTAGTAAAATTGAGAAGAAAGAGTATTTGTTCCAAAAAGTATCACCATCTGCTTGGTTAGATATTATGGACGAGGTAGATGAGAATAAGAGTACTAAACGAAGATCACTTTATACTGCGGTATTAGAGAATATTGTTGTGCAACCTAAAGTGACACTGGATGACTTTGATAATTCAGCCGAATTAGACGACGTGGTAATAACAGCCATGCGATTTCAACAAGGAAAATGATGAATTACGAGCGCTTGCTGGCATTAAAAATGTCGACAAGCGCTTTATTCATAAAGCAGCTAAATTTTGGTGGGCGCATGTAATTGCTGCCCACTATAACATTAGTCCCCAGGAAGTGAAAAAGTGGGATGCAGAGGATGTTATGGAGTCTTTAGCTGTAATTGGTATAACGGACAAGAATATGAAGGAACAAATGCCGAAAACCCCAAAATAAAGGGGCGTGAAGAATGGGATCATTACGCGAGTTACTAGTTAGTATTGACTTTGATAATGTGGATATGAGCATTTTAGATCGAATAGAGCGAGATGTTGACGATATAGAGGATGCTCTTGAGGAAATGGGAAATGAAATAGATGAAGTAATGGGTGAATTTGCAGAAATGGCAGCAGTTGGTAGTGCTGCATTTGATGAAATATCATCAGAAGCAAATAGCGCAGCAAATGCAATCGATGAAATAGGCGATGAAGCGCAAGGAGCGGCTGCTGGTTTAGCAGAAATGGCAGCGGTTGGGGATGGGATGCTTGATGGAGTTGAAAGTCAGGCAGACCAGACTGCACGGGCATTAGATGAAGTAGGCGATCAAGCGGGTGAAGCTGCAACAGAGATGGTCGCAATGGGTACACTGGGTAGCGCAGCGATGCGAGAATTAGAGAGAGCGGCCCAAAGTGCAGCAAGGGAAATAGATGATGTTGGCGACGAAGCACAAACGTCGGCTTTAAAAATAGGACTCATTGTCACTGCACTTGTAGCATTAACCGCAGTTGGTACAGCAGCGACAGCACCACTTATAGCAGGGATAATGGGATTAGCTTCATCACTTGGAGCGGCAGGTATTGGGGTTGCTGCATATGGAGCAGTTGCGGTTAGTGTTTTAGGTCAAGTGTTTGAATCAGCAACACAAGTTGACCAAATACAAGAAAAGATTGATAACGCCGATAGTGCAAAAGAAAGAATAGCCGCCCAAAAGGAGCTAGCAGAACTATACGACGGGATGAGTAAATCTCAAAAAGGCGCATTGCAACAATTACAACAATTCAAGTCATTCTGGGGTGACTTTACGAAGCAGTTTGAGAATCCTATTTTCGATGCATTTAACCAGGGCTTAAAGTTAGCACAGTCCATGTTAACGAATTTAGCGCCTACGATTGGAAATGTAAGTGCGGTTGTCACTCAATTGTTAGAAGAGCTGAATGGGTTTGTTAGCGGTGGCGGTTTGAATAGCTTTTTTGATTGGTTAAACACAACAGCATCAAGTAGCTTGTATAACTGGTCGCACATATTCGGAAATACGTTTAACGGCATTTTTGGACTACTCCAGGCATTTACACCACTAGGTAAACAAATGGAGCAAGGATTACTAGGCATTACGGAAAAATTCAGTACATGGGCTAATACATTGAGTAGCAACCCAGCGTTTCAGAATTTCGTGGAATACGTGCAAACGAATGGACCTGTTTTATGGGATCTGTTAGGGAATATTGCTAACATATTTGGCGATATTATCAAAGCAGCAGCGCCATTAGGTGAGATTTTATTAAAGGCGTTTGAAAGTGTCACACAATCAATCAGTGACATTACACCAGGACTTACAGATGTTGTTAATACAATGATTGATGCAGGTACGTCCATAAAAGATAATTGGGAGCCAATTTCCGCTATCCTTTTAGGAGCTGCGGGAGCCGTCTTAGCGTTTAAAACAATGACAATGGGTCTTACTATTATTCAAGGGATTAACGCCTTGATGATAGCGTGGAGAGCCGGAACAGTCATGCAAACTATAGCAATGTGGGGACTCAATGCTTCCTTACTAGCAAATCCGTTAACATGGATAGCTATTGCGATTGGTGCGGTTATTGCGATTGGTGTCCTTTTATACCAAAACTGGGACACTGTAAGAGCAAAAGCAGGTGAGTTGTGGTCTGCCATTTCTGAAAAGTGGAGTCAGTTAGTTGACTGGACAAAGCAAACGTGGAATGACATGGGTACAGCGATTTCAGAGGCGTGGGATGCTGCTGTTGAGTGGGTGACAACAGGCATACAGTCGATGGTTGAGGGGATTTCGCAGTGGTGGAACCAGTTAGTTATGGATGCCACTATGATTTGGACGATCTTGACTATCACTATACAGGCGATATGGTCAGCAGCCGTTTCATGGGTAGTCCAAACGGCGATGGATATTTGGACAGGGCTTGTGAATATTTGGAATATGTTAATTTCGACAGCGGCTGAATTATGGAATCTATATGTTACAACGATAACGACAATTTTCACAACAGCGGTGTCTATTGCAGTTTCGATAGCTACATCTATTTGGACGGGGATAACTACTGTTTTCACGTTTTTATGGACAACAGCAGTCACGATTTGGACGGCGCTAGTTTCGGCGATAACGACGATTTTTTCGACTATTTGGTCCGTTGTAGTCACGATTGCGATGAGTATTTTTACGGCTATTTCGACAATTTTCAACAATATTCTTTCAACAGCTATCGCGATCTGGACAGCGGTTTCCACCGCTATACAGACATTTTTTAGAATGGCGTGGAATTTTGTTGTTCAAATAGCTACCCAAATTTGGACAACTATAGTTGCTTACTTTAATTTAGTTTTATCGACAGCGCAGAATATCTGGAATTCCGTCACTTCAGCTATACAATCAGCGTTTCGATCAGCAGTTGACATTGTGGTACGAATAGCAACATCTATTTATGACGCGATTTTAAATCAATTTAACAAGGTTAAGTCGACCACGGAAAATATTTGGAATTCTGTAAAGTCAGCTATTAGTAACGCGATGGATTCAGCAAAAACAGCCGTATCGAATTTCTTTAGTCCGTTATTTAACTTCATAGACCGAGCAAAAGGGGCATGGGATGGTTTTATTGGGGCGATTAAGAATTTCAAAATGCCATCGATTAAATTCCCTTCTCTCCCTTCTTGGATGGGCGGTGGCGGTGCAGATGGAAGCCATGCTACAGGTCTTGCACAAGTACCATTTGACGGATATAAAGCGATACTTCATAAAGATGAAGCGGTACTAACTGCCCGTCAATCTAATGCATTACGTGATGCAGGGATTTTAGGAACAACCGGATCAAGACCTACACTAAATCTTGAAAAAGATGGCCCGTCTCGTGAAAATGGTGGCGGTGGTGGAAGCTCGTCAGGTACAACATTCGCACCGCAAATTACGATTCATATTAATGGTGGTGCAGACAATGCTGAAACGATTGCAAAAAAAGCAGAAGAAGCGGCACAAAGGGCACTTGAAAAGTTTTGGAATCAAATGAATCTAGCGACATAGGTAGGTGGTAGTATGCCCAAAGCAAAGCTAGGTGACATTATTTTGGATACCGTTTATGACGAGCATCCAAAGTATAGTGTAAATGTAACAGAGCATCCGATAGAAGATGGTCAATCGATTGCGGATCATGTAGAAAGAGAAAGCGATAAGATGGACATAAGCGGTATTCTTACTGGTCCAGAAGCTTCTGCAAAATTAAGTAAACTCATTCGCTATCAAAAACAAGGGAAAATCATGGATTATGTATATCGTAATGGCGTGTATGGTGTTGTTATTGGAAGTTTCAACACCTCGCACGGCGTTGAGGTAAAAGGCGGTTTGAAATTCAGCATGACTCTAGTGTCAGTGCGGATTGCGAAACCGTCTGTTTTAGCTGAAGGCATGCAAACAAAAGCAGTATCTTCAGCAGGACGTAAACAACCTACAAGGTAGGTGATAAAGTGCATATTGAAATTACTAAAGAAGAGATTCCATACCGCTTTGAAATGGAACTAGCAAAAGAGTTATTTACATTTGAAGTTCATTATAATAAGCGGTTTGATTTTTTTACGATTGGAATTGAAAAAGATGGCCGGGTAATTGTAGCAGGAGAAAAAGTAGTGCTAGATTCACCGTTATTTTATGCATTAAACGATAAGCGCCTTCCTAAAGTAACAATCACTCCTAAAGATAATAGCGGTAGTGAAAAACGAGTTACCTTTGAAAATTTAGGTAAGACTGTGCTATTAGAGATAGGAGGATTGTTATGAGTTCGTTATGGGGACGCAAGTACGAAGCGGTTATGGGGCACACCGTCTTTAAAAATGAAGCCTTTACTATAAATTTCGATGTACCGTTTGATGATGGATCTGATCCTAATATTTCTGAGATTGAAGTTTATAATTTATCAGATTCTACAATCAATCAAGTTGAAGAAGGCGCCACTGTTTATTTAAATGCGGGTTACCAATCAGACGTTGGTACCATTTTAACCGGTACATTGTGCAACATAAGTACGGATTGGAGTGGAACCGACAAAATTACAACCTTCTATGTACGGGATGCGAATGACGATTGGATGGAAAAATGGGTTGAAAAAACCTATGCAGAAAACATAACAGGAAAGCAAGTATTAAGTGACCTAATCAGCATGAGTGGTTTGCAGGTTGGGTCTTTTGATTTGCCTGTAAATACAGTTTATAAAAGCGCAAAGACAGTTAAAACGATGTTAGGACAGGCAATCATTGAAGTTGCAAGAGATTGCAGTGCAAAAGTACATGTGAATAAGGGGAGTATTTTTATTCGCGATAGAATACGGGATAAAAATCGAGGGAATGAAGTCGGGTTTATATTAGATAAAGATCACGGCTTAATTGGAACGCCTTCCCCTATTATTACAAGTTACGATGTAGGTATAGATGAAAATAGAAGAACGATAAACAGAGCAGGATTTAAAGTGTTATCCCTTCTACATCATCGGGTTACAACGGACAGTGTTATACAGATAAAATCCAAGACTGCTAACGGTTTATTCCGTGTGGAGAAAGGAAAACACAAGGCAAATGGAAACACATACTATACGGAAATGGAAGTGTACTCGCTGCTATGAGGGACGCAAATGATTTCTTTCATAAATTTAAGAGTAAGACGATTGGTAGCTTAAATACATGTGCAATCGGACAAATAGAAAACTATGATCCAGTAAAGCTAAAAGCTGATGTGAGGATATTACCAGGCGAAACATTAATTAAATCTGTTCCTGTTGGAATACAACAAACAGCAGAGTTTTTTATAAGAATGCCATATAAACGTGGAGATACCGTTCTAGTGGTGTTTGCACAAAGGGAAATAGATAACATCATGTATGAAGCGAATAACCCCGCAAGTCAGCGTATGCTCGCGGTAGATGATGCGGTTGTAGTGTGTGGAATTAATCTTTTTACAAATGATTTACCTTCTGAGGATGCAGACAAGCTTCTGATTGGCGAAAAGTCTGGCGGAGCAACAATTGCTATTGGTAATGGGAAAATCATCATGAAAGGCATCGTTGAGGTAAATGGGTCACAAATCGGATAAGGAGGGAGGTATATGAAAAATTTATATATCAATCCTGCTACAAACGATATTGAGTTAGATGGACAGAATTCTTTCAAAATGGTTGAAGGTGATGACGAGATAGTGCAAGCTGTAGCGGTAATTTTTAAAACCGCAAAGGGTTCATGGTTCTTAAATCCAAAAGGTCATGGCTTTGATCGTACTACAGTGCAAGCGAAAAACTATGACAAGGACTTAGTTACTACAGCGTTATTCGAAGCGGCTTTTCAAGATGAACGAGTAGAAAACATACAAGATATCACATTTGATTACGATAAAGAATACCGTAAGCTTTCTGTCGATTTTAAATTCACGAAAAAAGGAACGGAAGAAGTGTTGGAAGGGAGGGTGTAATGCATGTTAACAGCTGAAGGGTTTGAGCGTAAACGGTACGCCGAATTTATCAAAGAGATGGAAGCATTAGCACGTAAAATATGGGGTAATGATGTTGATTTATCGGAACGTGGTCCTTTAGGTATGTTTCTGCAAACTATTGCTTTTGCAAGAGCAGAAGAGAATGAATTAGCAGAGTCGATTTATTATAGTGCGTTTTACTTTACGGCAGAAGGAGTAAGTTTGGATTATGTCGGGAAGAATCGTGGCTTAGAACGGTATAGAGCAACTGCTGCTATTGGCGTTGCCCGATTCAAAGTTGAACCGGGTACTATCGTAAAACTAGGGACAATTATTGCTACGAAAAATGGAACCGAATTTGTGACTACAGAAGTCGGACGCGATGATTATCGAAACGGAGTAGTTGATGTAAAGATAAAAGCAGCTATTCCAGGAATTATTGGTAATGTACAGGTTAACACCATTACTGAAATTATAACGCCATCGGTAGGGGTGAATAGCGTTGCAAACGTAGAACAAACACGTTATGGGCAAGAAGAAGAAACAGATTTAGAGTTCCGCAGAAGATACGCAAGTTCTTTCTCAACTAGATCATCAACACCGGATGGCATTCGTGCAAGGTTGCTGCAAGATGTACCGGGTATTCGTACAGCAATTGTTTTTAGTAATACGGATGATGTTCCTGATTCTGAGGGACGACCACCGAATAGTATCGAATGTGTAGTGTATGGTGGAGATGAAGATGTAGTTGCTAAAACAATCTTAGCTGCAAAACCTGGTGGTATACGTGCATACGGGAAAAATCAATTTACGGTTAAAGATGAAGGTGGAAATGAGCATGTAATTGCTTTTAGTAGAGCAAATGATCAATCAGTATATGTTCGTGTAACCGTATATCGTGATGGGGAATTCCCGGCACTTGCATTGGGTGAAAAAATGATTGAAACAGAAGTTATAAAATACATCGGTGGACTTGATGCGAACGGAGTTAGATACACTGGTTTAGGAATGGGAGATGCGATTGTTACAGGGAAAATCGCAGCAAATATTTTTGCCAATATAGTTGGGGTGAAAGATTGTATAGTGGAATTGTCAAAAGATGGTGGGGCAACATGGACAAATTCAAATGTGAATATCGGTCGTTTTGAAATTCCTAACACTGACTTTAATAAGGTTGTGATCCACTTTGTCTGATGTATATAAAACGATAATGAATCGAATAACCGATAATTACAATCGTAATGAAAATAGTAATATCTCAAAAATGATGAAGCTTGCAGCGAATCATATTCAAGAGAATGAAGAGTTACTACAACAAATAGGTGATTGGCGTGATATTGATCAGGCTGAAGGAGTAACGCTTGATTATATTGGTCGAAACATCGGACAAGACCGTATGGGTTTTGATGATGCTACGTTTCGTGTGCTGCTAAAATCACGTATCATTCGGAATAATTCGGACGGGTCGATTCCAACTATTTTAAAATTCTTGTCATTTATTTTAGGAGTAGATAAGCAGTATATCAAAATACAAGAAAAATGGAGAACAGGAAGACCGGTTGGGATGTATATCGAAATTGATATAGAGTATGCAATTGCTATTGGTATTCCATTAGAGGAATTCGGATATATCGTTAATTCTCTCGTAGTTGGTGGCGTACATGTTGATTTGCATTACATTGGATCATTTATGTTCTCTGAATTTAGAGACAGTGTGCAAGATGGGGATGAGGAGCATGGTTTTCAAACGATGGGCCTTGTATCCAGCGATGCTTATAACCGCGGGGAGTTTAGGTTTGGCGCGATTGATGAAGAGATGCAAGAAAAAAGAGGGTTATCTAGCACTGATACGGAACGAGGCGGGCGTTTCGGGGGTTATTTTAAGATTAATGGATTTAAAGACGGTACAAAAGATGCATTATTACCTTGGTAAAGGAGAGTAATATAATGGCAGAATTTAAGAAGAGTCTCCCTATATGGAACGCCACAGGAGTTGAACCACCGCTCTCCAAAGCGGAAAGAGGGTGGAAAGTAGACGAACGCCCACCAGCAGATTATATGAACTACTTGCAAAATAGAACGTATGAAGCAATTAAGGAATTGCAGGAGAATGCAGTTCATAAAGAAACGATCGTTGGTATTCAAACCGATATAAATACAGCTAAACAAGGTGTATCAGAGAATGCGAATCAAATAAAGGGTTTACAAGAGCAAATTGCTACAGGAGGAAGTGGAGTCCTATCATTTCATACTTTATCCGAATTGCAACGCGCTTTTCCAAATGGAAGCGATAAGCCAGTTTGGATTGTATCAGAAAATAGTTGGTATTACTGGGAAGGGTCGTTGCCGCCAGGAGATACAACGCCACCTATTATCACTATTAATCCTGCTGGGGGTACGTTTGGAAGTGTACAAACAGTAACGCTAACAACAAATGAAGCAGCAACGATTTACTACACGCTAGATGGTAGTACACCAACTACAAGCAGCACCGTATATAACTCACCAATTGTCATTAATACAAATACTACATTGAGATGTGTCGCTAAAGATTTGGCAGGTAATTTGAGTGCAGTAAAAACAGAAACCTATACGATCAACGCGGCCGACACAACACCACCTAATAACGTAACGAATCTACAAGTAATTAATATTACTAAAAATAGTTTATCTTTAAGCTGGTCAGCTTCAACAAGTTCAGACGTATCAAACTATCAAGTGTTTAATGGATCGACTTACTTAGGTCAAACAGCAGGAACTTCATACAATGTTACAGGTCTAACTGCTAATACGAACTATACATTCATTGTTAAAGCAAGAGATACAAGCGGGAATTTAGCTAGTGGGACAAGCGTTTCAACTAAAACAGCAGAAGATAATACAACGCAACCACCGCTTGATTTAGTAGAGGGATATTCATTGCTTTTAAAAGATATCAATAGGCAGACTAACGTTGAGAATCCGAATAATTATTTCCTAACTAATCAAGATTTCACTTTTGCAATGACGCTCATAATCCCTACCCAGTCGGGGGTATTAAGTAAATGGGTATTTGGTGAAGACAGTACAAATGTTATGCAATTTTTGACGACAATTAATTCAGAATTCACGGTTACATTGATAGGGAAAAATGGAGTGGGTAATAACTCGTCTGCAAATGTTAAAACTTCACCAGTAAATGATATGCAAAATATTTATTATCATGTGACTGTTACAAAACGCGGTTCAGAGTTATTGATTTATTTAAATGGAGTGCAAGATAACGTTTCTACCATTCCATCTGGATTTGTATTAAATGCAGCACCTGATACAAAGAATCTGACTTTGGGACAAAACGGAAAGACGTTTGTTATTAAAAATTTCATCTACTACCATAAGGCATTAACTAATGAAGAGGTTAAGAAGAACTATAATTCGTTAAAATTCTAAGAAGGTAGTGAAGCTGATGGCATGGTTAAAACAAGAAGGAAATAACGGCGTGGCACACACGCATGATAATAAAGGTACATTAGATAAATTCAGTGAATCTAATGGTGCACCCTTATTTGAAGGTAAGCCGATAACAAGCTCACAGGGAACGCATGAGCATACGAATAAAGGTACATTAGATAAGTTTAGTGAGTCCAGCAACGGAGAACCTTTGTACAATGGGAAATCGATTGGGAACGCTGAAACACATAAACATAATAATCTATCAGTTCTAGAAAAATTCGGGGAAAATATAGGGAATCCAACTTATAACGGAGTAGAATTTAAGCCACATGATCATGGTAATAAGCCTACTCTTGATAAATTAGGGTATGATGGTACGTCATTGCTATATGAAGGTAAGCCCTTAAACACTACCAATTTACAAGTAATTGAAAAACCGAGTGAAAATATTATTTTTGATTTCGATATTCAAAATATATCGGTATCAGAAAAACAAGTATTATTATCGATTCCAGTTGAAAAGTACAACTCAAACAGTAGGGCTGTTGTACACCCCTCTGTTTTATTTTTTGAAGAAAGATGGAATGGATATAGTTATTGGATGGGGATCAATCCTTATGCTGGAATTAACTTTGAAAATCCAGCTATATTTTGCTCAAATGATGGCGTGAATTGGATCGAACCACCGGGAATAAAAAATCCAATCGATGGGATGCCGAGTAAAGGTTATTACTCGGATATACATTTGTTCATGGATAAAGACGGGAAAACAATGCATTGCTTAAACCGGCACTATGATGACACGTTTAGACGGATTTATATTTATTCTTCTACTGACGGAATAAACTGGATCGATAAACATACAGCACTTGAAAGTGTAGATGCAAGTTTTGATTTTCTATCTCCAGCTGTTTTGTTAGATAAAGGGAAATATACAATGTATGCAGTAGATATGGTAAAACAACTGAATAACGGTGTTAGGGATGAAATTGATATTTATACCACTCATGATATTAGAGGGACATGGGGGAAAACGGGTGTAATCAAGGTTCCGAATTTAAAACCCGATGAGAGAGTATGGCATTTAGAAGTAAGAAGGATATCAGGCATTTACTACCTTTTGTACCAAACCTGTGACATTGTGGCATCAGGAACAAATGGACGGTTATATTTAGCTAAATCTAGTGACCTTAATACATGGGAAACTATCGAAATGCCTATTTCTTCCATGTTTGATTCGTTTGGAAAAACGGTATATAAATCCTCGTTTTTACCGTTCGTGGACGGGAAAGGATTGAATTTTAAAGTTTGGTATTGTATTACAGGAGGGGCAGGTAACTGGGATTTAGGGTACGTGGAACTATACAATAACAAACCAAAAGTAAACGATATTGGATTAACCCCCTCTAAAGGAAAAATACTGTTTCATGATGATTTCACGAGACAATCAGGAGAATCTTTAGCAAGTGCTACAAAAGGAACATGGGTTGTAGGCGCAAATCCATGCGTAGGTATTTCAAATGGAGTCGCGTCTAGCTTAAGTGGAAAAGGAGCCGATGGTGTTTATACAATCATAAATTGTATGGACTATATTGTGGACTTGAAATTGGATGAACTACCATTTGATAAACGAAATCAAGGCTTCACATTTTATGTAGCAGCGCCCTTTAATACCGATTTTCAAGGCATGTTTTTAGGGTACGATAAAGGGAAATTAGGTATAAATATCAGGAAAGATTCAAATACAATACGAAGTTTTTATATACGAACAAGCTTAAAAAGAGATGATATCATTTCTTTTTACGTAAATAACTCGGATAAAGTAATCAAAGTATTATTGAACGGGTATATCATTTATACGTATAGAAATGAAGATAATATCATGGTCACAAGCAACACACGTATCGGATTTAAAGGCCAGGGATCACCCGAAACAAATTTCGCTCTCAAACAGGTTGTAGCTTATGGGATTAATCATAAAGATGCTTTTGAATTAATAGTGGATGCAGCGATGAAATTATTTTCGGGAAGTATTGAAAAATATAAAGGCGATAACTTTAAAAAGGCAAATGGAGCAGTTGGTAATTTGCTAGAAGATGCAGCGCCTTGGGTACAAAGTTTAGGGAGTTTTGTTATCGAGAATAACAAGTTAAAGGCTAACGCTACAGATAGCTTGTTAACGTGTGATGTAGGGTGGAGAGATTTTGAGGTCGTACTTAACACTGCTAATAAGGGTGGTATTATTTTAAGATACGTAGACAATCAAAATTACATTTATATTGATTATGAGAATTTCGATAAATTCACTTTAAATAAGATTGTAAATGGAGAAAAAACAATTGTTAAATCCATTACATTAACCAGCTCAATAGCGCCAAATAGCAAAGTGATTTCGGCAAGAGTGAAAGGAACTAACTTTAAATGTTTTGTTAATGGGGTTCTTTATATTGATGAATCAATTGCGGACACTGTCTTTTCTACAACAACCAAAAATGGTGTGTATACAAAATACACTGATAAAATCGGTTGTTTCTTGACTACAAAACTTAATTAATGTGAAGTGAAAAATAAAAAGGAAGTTCTCTTTCTTTTTATTTTTTTTAGAAAGGAGTATTCTATGGCCAACTTTACAAAACCACTACCCGAATGGAAAAGCAAAGGTGTAGAACCACCAACGGATTTGAAAAATACAGGATGGAAAGCAGCCCAGAGACCCCCGGCTGCTTATTTTGATTGGTTTTTTAATCGAACGTATGAAGCGTTAAAAGAATTACAAGAAGGGGCAACGCAGAAGGTTACACTTGGTGATTTGCTCGCTTTAAAAACGCTTAGTAAAGATACGATTGTGGCAGCTATTAATGAAATTAAAACGCAACTTGATAAGGACTTATCTCCAAGTCGTGATGGAGTAAACGTAGTTTTAAAGGATGTAGGTGCTTACTTCACTACGGATAATGTGGAAGCTGCATTACAGCAAGTAGGACTTAGCTTAAAAAACACTAGTCAAAGCATTACTACATTAACGCAAAACCTAACCTCGTTATCTGAAAAACAAACGCAAGATATTACTACGTTATCTAATAAACAAACTCAAGATACTAATACGCTGAATCAAAAAATAACAACGAATACAACGAATATCACTGATTTGACAAAAAAGACAACGGACAATACCAATTTATTAAGTGTTATCAAGGCAAGGACGAAAGAGGGCATACCAACGAAAAGCGGTAAGGATAGTAATGGTGTTTACACGATATATGAAGAAAAATCAAAAGAGGGCGTTTTATTAAAAAGATCAGTTTTATCGAATCCTGATTTTGATGGAAAGTATTATGTTAGAACTTTAACATATCTTGACGATGATGGAACACATAAGACGGAGGTATACGACCTGAAATATGATGCAGATGGGGATTTTGAAAAGGCGGTGCCGCGATGAGTTTTTTAGATGATCACGGAATTGGTGGAAAGAGCGTGAGTGACGCAGACCTTGTTTTTGAGAAAATTGGTGGTGTACCTGTATTCAGTGAGCGTTGGGTAGCACTCCTGGATTCGGAAAATCTACTGACAATTGCAGATCAAAATAAAGTTTTTATCTATAATTTGAGAACATTTGAAAATTCAATACCAACAGGAAACATAATCCATTACAAAAATGATATTAGTACCCTAAATTCCGTATTAGATTTAGGGAACGTTATACTCCTTGTTACTTACGGAAAGTTTGTTGTATATGATAAAAAAACTTTAAATAAGATTAAAATTATCGATCATAAATCCACTTTTGATGGTTTGATTCAAGAGCCGTATATTATCAAAAAGGATGAAGAAGCGTTACTTGTTGGTAGTGGTACTAGTAATTCAGTTGGATTAATTTTTAATCTGAAGACATTAGAAATTTCTTCACAAGTTACATTTGAAATGAAGCTGCCACCTTTTATGAATGATTTCATAGAAGGTGATTTATTATATTGCTGCGATAGGAAACTGAGAGTATTTAACTATCGCACAGGAAAAATAGTAAAGGTTGCTAATATAGTTGCAGATTCCGTACCATTGTTCACAATTTGTGGATTAGGAAGAATCGACAAATATATTTGCGTAGTGTATTACGGGGTAAGAGAGAACGACTTTTATTACATTCAAATACGCTCCAAAGACACCTTAGAACTCAAGTTTGAATATATCAGGGAATCGATATGGAACACAGATCCTACTGTGGTTAGATTTGAAAATCAAAAAAAATTCGTGATACTAAATGAGAAATATACCGAAATCAAGGTGAAAAGAAAACGCGGAAAAGAAAAGTTCTTTTTAAGAACGGATATGGATGTAGATATTGATATGAGAAAGATGATGCGTACCCTTGGTAATGAAAGTATTGGCGTGTTGTTGAGTGGTTCGTCCCTCTTGATATATAAAATTTCAAAGGAGTGATGGATATGATCTTTATTACATTAAAAAAAGACGGCGTTAATTGCGATGCCATTCATTTTGATCCTTTTAATCCAGTGTATGGAGTAGGGAAAACAGAAGAAGAGTTGAAGCGAGAAGGTTTCTTATTAGAAAAACTTCCCGAAAGAGAAACAGTTCCAGGGAAGGAATGGTATCTGAAATACGATAAAGACAAGGGAGAATTTTATTATGAATATGTCGAGTGGCCGGGGTTAAGCCAAGTTACTAAATAAGAGTATCCAAACGTGCAGAAATGCAGGTTTTTTTATTTTGGAAAGAGGTGAGGAAAATGGACCAAAAAGACTACGAACGACTAGCAAAAGTAGAAGCTCAACTGGAAAACCTCACACAATTAGTCGTTGAGTTAAAAGCACAAATAGGAGTATTTTCGCAAAATTTCCCTACACGGATTGAAGTCGCTGAAATGTTTCGTAGCCGTGATGAAGTGATTAAAGAAATGAAAGAAGATAAACGTGGTAATAAAGCTCTTATAGCGAGTTGGGCTTCTGTTGTCGTTGCGGTAGTAGCTATTGGAGTGGCGGTATTTAAATAAAAGGAGATGAATTTCATATGAGAGAGAAATTAAAAAATCGTGGATTATGGGTTGCGTTATTCGCTTTACTAGGGATGGTCCTTATGGATACCGTCCCTAATTTTAATTTAGGGCGTTATCAGGAGTATGTAGATATTATCCTGTTTATTTTGATTGCTGCAGGTGTAATTTCAAATCCTGGTGCTGGTAAATGGTTTGCGGATCAAAAGAAAAAAGGAGATGTTGAATAATGAAATATAATAAGCGAAACGTAGATAACTTAAATAAACTAGCCGATAATACGAAAGCTGCAGCTTTTAAATGGTACCAATATTGTGTAGATAATAATATTGAGATCCTGATTTACGAAACGATCCGCACAGTCGAGCAACAACGTAAAAATGTGGCATCCGGTGCGTCACAAACGATGCGCTCTTACCATTTAGTTGGACAGGCCTTAGATTTTGTACCGATTAAATCGAATGGTACAGAGGACTGGAATGATTACAATAAAGAGCCATTTGCGTCAGCAATCCGTTATGCAAAACAAATTGGTTTCGAATGGGGAGGCGACTGGAAAGCCTTTGTAGATTCTCCGCATTTACAGTGGAACCATAAAGGATATGGTACTGATACATTTGGTAGTGGCGATCGAAATATATCTTCTACTCAACCATCAAAACAAAATGTCATTCAAACAGGAGCATTTTCACCATATGAAACGCCTGATGCCATGGGAGCGTTAACGTCCTTAAAAATGACAGCGGACTTCAAATTACAATCGAATGGATTAACATATTTAGTTACTGATCCTACTTCAGATGCGCAACTTGATGGAATGAAAGGCTGGCTTCAGCGTAAAGGCTGGTGGTATGAAGAAAAGTAAAAATAAGAGCCGTCATTTGACGGCTCTTATTTTTACTGAATATTTTTTAGGGACAGGTATTAGAATAAGAATTTACGCGTTAAGTATCCCATTAGCAAGCTTAGTTATAGATGATATAAAATATTGTCGTACAGAAAAAACACGCTTAAAAGTTAAATTGCCTTGCTTTTTATGTATTAAGAAAAGATATCAAGAATAAAATTTCACATGAAAAAAGTTAGTTTTAGTATCTACAAATCACATTTTTTTACTACAATAAGATTAAATAAATGGGCAATTATTTTAGCTTCGTCAAATGTTTTAAAGCTGTTATTCAAAATTCTCCTCAGATATGTACGTGTTTTTGAGTCATAGATTTCATATGTCTTACTATTTTCATTACCTTTTACAATATATCTTGTTCTATTATCAAATTCTGAAACGCTTCTTTTAGCTATTTCTAAAAGTTTTTTATCTCCATGAATGTCATTTAAGACTCTAGCGAAATTCTTTGCTTCTTCAATAGAGCTAAAACCACTTATATTATCATTAGTTTTCAAGTCTATTACAGAAAAGTATTTAAAGTCTCTTCCGGGTAAACAAAGGGCATTAAATCTTGACTCGTCTTCCCAACTGATATATTGATTAAAATATGAAAGATTCTTTCTATCTTCATCATAAACTATTGCTTTAACGTAATTCTGTAATTTTTCATCGTAAATATACCACCAATTATTTTCGTTCTTTATACGTAAAGTAAACCTTTTTTTGGGTGGTATCTTTATTTCATATGTAGATATCTCTGTTTTTTTCTTATCAGGTACACTATTCTTCTTAAAGAGGGATTGTAAAAGTAACAAAATTAATTGTAACATAAAATATTTCCTCCTGAGTTTAGGTTATAGCTAGATCTGTATTTGTCTACGGAATAAAAATATGCATATTATAAATACTAGATTATCTTCATAAAGTGTTGTATTAAAAAGACACTCTAAGATGCCTTCCTCCAACTTGATAACTATATTTTATGATTTCATTTTCTTTAGTACATACCTTGTCGCTGAAACAGGTGAAGTAAATGCTAATGCAGCATCAATTAGGTCTATTACATCATTTTTAAAATGTGCGTTGTCTGTGTTAATGTCTGTTTTAGCTTTGATTGTCGGTTCTGAACGACCTGTTCCTCGTGGATGTTTACCGCCTGTGAATTTGAATCTATACTTTAAAAGATCAATAAGCATATTATTTTCGAGTAAATTTATATAAAGGTTAACATCATTAAGTGATTGGGTGAATATTTCGATGTTTTCGGAATAATCTTCATTTTTCTCTATTTCAAATTCGCTCCATGCTTTTACATGGCTACTATAAAGTCCATGTTGCTTATCAAAGTGGTCTTTAAAATCAAAGCTATTATTTTTTTGTTCTCCTAAGGTATATAGTGCAGTATATTCATCTAATCGAGATATAAAACCAGGATGCTCTTCTTCTAATTCATCAATCAACTGAGCATAGAATGTGTCACTATCTTGATGATCTAATATTAAATCTGTTATTAATGCCGCGTTTTTTTCATTAAAATCTATAAGTGCTCTCACAGATTTTAAGTATTGTATATATTGTTTAGCGAGCGGATTTTGAGAATTATAACTTTTTTCGGTTATAGAATCAGCTAAGTTGTTTTTTTCATCTTCAATCATTTTAAGAAGTTTTTGTTGTTCCGTATCAAAAAATTCTTCTTTTGGTAATTCAAATTTACTTCCACATTCTCCACAAAATTTTGCATTCTCTACTCTAGCAGAACCACATTCATTACAAAACATCATATAGCACCCCAAATTCAATTTATCTTATTTTAAATTCATTATGTATCATCATTTGCCTTTTTCTTATAAAGAAAAGACACCGTTCACAAAATGCATCTCCCCACCTGATCTAGACGAGCATTTTCTTACAGTACATAAATATCTGAATTCACACCTAATTTACATTTTACTACATTCACTTATAAAGTTTAATGAATTTAATATAAAATAAACTATACAAATGAATAGTTTGATTAACAAAAATAAGAGCCGCCTTCTGGGCGGCTTTTTTTATATTCCAAGTAATTGTTTCTTCTTCGCATCAAATTCTTCATTTGTTAGAATACCGCTATCACGCAAATCGGCTAGTTTTTTGATTTGATCGGCAACATCAACAGAAGCATTTGTAGGTGCAGGGGAATGCTGTTCATCCATCTTTTGTTCAATTAATGCTTTTAGTTTCAGGAAATTCGGTTGTTGTTTTTTACTAAACATTATTGAATTTTCATCTTTTGTAGCGTCGAAAAGTCCACCTTTATCTTCTTTCCCTCCAGAAAAAGCGAATTGGATATAACCATTTGTAAATGTTCCAGCAGGTTTAAATTGGATAGAAGATAAGTGTTTGATTAAGATCTCTTTATCTCCCTTTAATCCTTGGGACATTTTTGCAAGTATTCCTTTTCTTTTAATGACGATTTTGTTCCCATCAATCTGTAATTGCCCGTTTACTCCTGTTACCTCCATGAAAAATCCCCCTATATATGTATTAATATTTCGAAAATAATTATACCAAATTATCAGGATATATTTTACAAAAAGTTAAACTATAGAAAGATTTTTGTAAGAAAAAAGCCAACCCATAAAAAAGAGTTAGCTTCATGAATTCATCATATGAATGAGCTTATCTCCATCGATTAACTCAATATTTTTATTCGCTGCATATTGCCTTGCATTCTTATTGAAATTGCTTAGTGTAACGAAATATCCTCCAACAGCATTAGCATCGACAAGGGCGCTATGAAACTTTTGAATGTCGGGTCTGCCGATAGTTCCTTGATTATGTCTTTTCACTTCCACAAACTTCGTTTCTCTTCCTTTTCGAAGAATAATATCTTTTCCACCATCATTAGATCCAGGGGTTACTGTGGCTTTGTATCCAAGGCTTTGGAATACATCAGCTACTAAAAATTCAAACTTTCTCGGATGCATTTCTTTTAAGTCTTCACGCTTAGCTCTTACCTTTTCATTATTAATTTGAATTTCCTCACGGGATACTTCAGGTGCCTTAAATATTGCACCAATCAAAAAGATGCTCGCAAGTAATAAGATTGCCCACATCATACAAATCACCTCAGTATGAGTATGTCCTATTGATGATTATTTACTCTTCTAAGGTCCAAATCTCTTCGATTGGTTTACCTAATTCTTTTGCAATTCGAGCAGCTACAGGTAATGTAGGGGTAGCACCTTTAATTAGATTCGTCATAGTTGCATTGGTGATACCTGTTTTTTTTGCAATGAAACCATATTTTATTCCTTTACCATCTAATATCTCCTTCAATTGGCTCTTCAATTTGGACACTCCCTTATACAAATATTTATATTTCTTTTTATTATTTTTTCAATCGGACATGCAAAATCCTTCTTTCTACGTCATATACCTTTATCAAGACCACAAGGAATACCAAGTGGAATCAAGGACATCTAGAGAGGAAGGCGATGGATGATGAGACCTGGATATAAAGGGTTAACCCAAATGCAATTGTATCCGTCACAAACACTTTACAATATGCTCGCTGATGCAGACGATGAAAATGAAGTCCAATGTATTTATGAACATATCGCAAATCACAACATGCTACAGGACCCGTCTTATATCGACTTAGTAGATATTTTAGGCGAGGAAGCATACGGGCCATATAACGAAATTGGGATTCAAAGAAGAATCGATGCGTACTTTGTTGCTTGTAGAAAGTGGGGTGGTGCGTAATGCGTTGGCAATATTCACATTTAAACGAAACACCTTACCTGTATCCATCAAAGGAATTGAGAACTATGTATAAGGGTTCTAGTGGTAAAAAAGAAACAAACGCCATCGTGGACCACATGGAAAGACATGAGGTTTTTAACAATCGTGAGTATAAAGGATATTACCGTTTATCAAACGATATCATGAAGGATTTATATGAAGATGAGGATGAAGTATTGGAGTGGGGCGATGTCATCAATGAGTATCAACCGGTTATGACAGCAAAGGGATTACAACTCATTCGAAAAGAGGGGTTCAAATGACACTCGTAGGAGAAGTGATGGTTGTATGGACGGCAACTGGCTTGTCAGTGATTACGATGAAAGTTGCGGAGAAAATGGGGCAGAGTGTTCCACATTGGCTTCCACGTATGACCATGTACACAACGCTTACAGGCTCGTTTTTGTATCTTCTACGTTATGTTCTTTTCGCGTTTCTATAAGGGAACACCAACCTGGAATTACAGGACATTTACTTGTCGTTGAGATAAAGCATGTACGGGAGTCTTCCAAAAATAAGGGATATATACCCTTATAAAGGGTATATGGGGAGTGGAAAAAATGATTGAATTATTACTCGTTCCAGCTGCAGGTTTGACAGTGGCATTATTCGGTGAAAAGTTCAAAAGAAAAAATGATGATAAGCGAAAGATACAAGTGTTTTTTGAGGTAGCAGGTATTGCAATTAAAAGAAACAATGAAGAAAAATTACAATATCCAAAGTTCCAAAAACAAATCGATGATGATCGTAGTACGACTTATGTATATACCTTACCACTGGGTATGCCGAGTAAAATTATTCAGAAGGTAGAAGATGTGGTGAGCGAGGGGTTAAGTAAGCCAGTACGGATCCAGTACGATAATTATAAATTGAATATCCGTGTATTCCATAGAGAGATACCGAAGAAGTGGAATTGGTCAACAGGATTAGTGAAGAAAGGGAAATGGCGTGTTCCAATAGGTCAGAGCTTGGAAAAACTTATTTATCATGATTTTGATAAAACACCACATATGACCTTAGGTGGATTAACAAGAATGGGG